TTATGTAGCAAATGAGCCTTTTATACATAGGTAACGAAAAAAGGTGATACAAAAATTTGCAATATTCGTAAAAAAGCGTACCTTTGCACCGCAATTAAGGCTGGTTCCGTAGCTCAGCTGGATAGAGCAACGCCCTTCTAAGGCGTGGGTCTTGCGTTCGAATCGCAACGGAATCACAAGGAAAAATGCTAATAGGTTCATTTACAACTTGTTAGCATTTTCTTTTTATGATAGTTGCACAACATTTGCACAACTTGCGAATAGGGAAAGAAAAAGCCGGGAAATAATTCCGGCTATATTGTTGTTTTAACCCCACCGCTGATTTTAGGAGATGGGTCGTATTCTGCTTTTTGTCTTCGTTTCTCATCCTCGTCTTTAAGGTACTTGTTCCTTATCTCTTTGATGTCATTCGTCATTCCCCATACCTTGAAGAAGAGGATGATTTGCAGTACTCCGAATATTAGGAGTATGATGGTTAGAAAGTCAATCATAATCTTAGATATTTAGTTTGTTCTTTATTAATTTGCAACGAGGCTTCTAAATTCAATATCATACTGCTGCATGTATTTTAATTGATTTGTAGTTATAGTGTATTCCCTCTCTGCATAGGATGAGCGGTTTATCTCATATTTCGTGTTATATAGGCTCTCCATGATATCCTGTCTTGTGTCTTGGAATAACTTGTTTAACTTTTCAGATTTATATTTGGCAGAGAGTAACTTATCTATTTCGCTGACAACAGTTGAAGCTTTCTTTTCTAATTTTAAAATTTTACTTTGATTATTATTTCTATATGAATCAATTTTAGAAAAGTCTTCCAACGCTATATTTGTCATTTCTGTTGAAATTTGGTTGTATTCTTTACGATATTCATTTATTAATGAATTAACATGGGAGACAGATTGTATATATTCACTTTTGCCATCACTACAAGCAAGGCAGCTTAATATTATCATTACTAAAAACGTTATTTTTCTCATTATTTTATAGATTTAGTTTGTTCTTTAATTCGTTGAACACATCGGGATTTTCAAGTTCTCCCCAGTAGTATTTCTTATAACTGTCTCGGTCAAAACTTTGTTTCTTCTCATAAACGATTAAGCATTGTTTATCACAGAGGACTATTACAGTAGATTCAAGGAGGCAAGCGTATGAGCGAGCTTGCAAAAATGCTTCTTCTATTTCTTGATTGTTCTTCATGTAGAATTTTGCCTCAATTAAGACCTTTGCTTTTTCTTCGTCTGGCTTGTTGTCGTAATGCAGAGCGTAGTCGGGAAATATTCGATGCCCACGTCCTGCATGTATTGGCAATTGGCGAATGAAGTCTTTGTTCTCATACCATCCCATAGAGTTAAGCAAAGGTTCTAATAACTGTTGCTCTACGTCCCATTCTATATCTATGCTTACATTTTGGGGTAGTGAAGGAGCATACAGCTTTGGTAAGGTTTCTGTATCAAACCCTTTCGCCTTTATCATCCGTAGAAGTTCGGAGTAATCCTCACTACTCATTGGCCATCCGTTTACTCCTTGAAAGTTCTTTCTTATGAGCGGGTGGCTGGAGAAGTATTCATCTTCCCGAAGCTCTTTTAATGTGATGTGAGGAATGTCTATTCTGTTGCTTATATAAGTGTTGCTGTAATAGTGGAAGAACGGGTCGATAATACCATCGGTTTGTGCTGTCCACAAACAAGTGATTGCACTAATAGGTACTGTTTCGTAATGAATCAGAATATCTCCCTTTTTCGTTTCCTGGTTTGACTGCCAAAATCCGGTAGTCCATTGCTCGCCATACCCTCTAATCAATCCCCCAATAAACCATGCTTGTGATGGTTTGGGAATTTCACTTTTTTCCTCCATATATAGGAGATTTGGCACATAGTCGTACATGAATGCACTCAATTCATCGGGTGTCAAGCTATTTTCTGTTCTGAACTGGTAGAACACCTTGCATAGTTCCCAATAATACATGCACCTGCTTTTGTAGTTAGGCTTCTTGGGGATTGGTGGCAATTCTATTTCAAAATGGTCGGCTAACTTTTTTAGTTCATAGAATCGGTCAATATAGAGGTATGGGAAGAAGTAATCGCCAAGCAGGTAATTTAGTTCTATTGATAAGAACGGAATGTATTCAAGCATCCGGTCGAAGTCGCCAATATCTAATACTTGTTCATTTTCTATTCGTAGCCCGGTAGATATGATTTCTTCATATAAGATGCCAGCTTGTTCTAATTCGGGAAATTCTATATTTTCATATTCTGATACTTTATAACACCAAAAACACTCCAATATATTACAGATGGTATCTTTATTAAAACTATCTTTCAATCTTGGATTGTATTTCTCTAATATCTGCTCTTTTTCAATCCATTCTTTTCTATCAGAAAAGCTGGATATAGTGGCTTCTCCTTCTGGGGAATTTTTATATAAGTTCCAAGTGTATTGGTTGAATCTCATGTTTTATAGTTGGGTTTTAACAGACAGTACATTCTCTACCACAAACAACTTTCTTATTTTATTTTTATGGAGTTTTATATCATCATATAGCGGGTTTTCACTGCGAAGGATAATATAATTTGTTTCATCCTGCTCGTATCGCCTTATGTATTTAATCATCCTGTATTCATCTAATAGTATGAGATACATTTGACCATAAAATATATCATCCCAATTATGAATCTCGCGAATAACAACCATGTTACCATCGTACACTTTGGGTTCCATAGAGTCACCATTGGCACGTATTATTTTAGATTCCTTGTTAATGCCTGGCAAGTTGACTGAACCTATAATATCTTCCTGCGTGAAATAAATATCTCTGTCATCAGTTCCGCAAGTTGCATCCATATCATAAACCAATGTTCCAGAATAGTCACCTTCTTTAATGTCGGAGGTCGAGATTTTCAATGTGTCTTCTTTTTGTATATGAACTTTGTTCATTGGCGGCAAGGGGAAAACATCATTGACTTTTTTATTCATTGTTTCATTATACGGTACGCGACCATTTATCATATCAGATAAGTATGTCTTTTTAACCCCTAATCTATCAGCAATTTGGGATTGATTGAGTGAATATTCATATTTAATCCTATTGATTGTGTTTTTAAATTCTTGATTTACAGCCATGAAACATAAATTAACCGTTTGTATATGAAAATAGTTCATACACAGTGTTGATTATATGAATAAAGTTCATATATTTGCATCATCAATCAATCACGTAGCAAAGATAAACTAAATGATTGATGATGCAAATAGTATAAACATATTAAATCACACGATTATGAGCACGAAGAGTTTTTTACATGAAGTTATGAGCCTTGCATGGCAGTTCGTTCGCAAGAACGGTTTCACGATGTCAGAAGCATTAAAATGCGCTTGGGCTAACATGAAATTGAAATTGCAGATGAAAAGCAAGATTGTGAAGTTCTACTTTCAAAAGGTGGACGGTTCTGTGAGAGAAGCCTACGGTACACTAAATGAAAAGCTGATGCCAGCCATCACTGGTACTGACAACAGAAAGAAAAACGACACCGTTCAAACTTATTTCGATACAGAACGCCAAGAGTTCAGATGCTATAAAAAGGCTAACCTTTTAAAAATCGCCTGATATGAGACAGTTTAGAGTATGTGACAGTGTAGAAGCCTACGGGCTTGAAAAGGCTTTGGATAAGGCTTGTATAGACCTTGATAGAGTTGATAAGATGTCTGACACAGAGGCTTGTGCTTTCTGTAATACCGATACCAAAGAAGAGGCCTTAGAGATTATTCAAGAAGAGATTGATTACATAGAGTTTCAACTTGATAGAATGGCTGTATGATAGAGGCGTTGATAGTATTAGGCTGCTTGTATGCAAGTTATAGGCTTTTCAGAAAGCCGGGCGAGAAGTTCTTTTACGATGATTAATCACACGATTATATCACGCACGACAGCCCTATTGACAGCTAAAGACTGGCATCCGATAGCGAGAATCGGGTAGGGTACTATTGATTGGTTCTTTGATAAGTCTGTGAAAGCAATTACGGTGTAATTCATAAGCCGTTTTTGCCAACCAAAGATAACGAACGCACATAAGCAAGTTGGGGCTTGCGAGCTGTGCAATGTTTAACAATTAATAGATGTGTAACCATAGTCTTTGAGGTGTAAGTAATGACGGATTAGGCGACCGACACGCACATCGACAATATAGCCCTATTGACAGCTAAAGACTGGCATCCGATAGCGAGAATCGGGTAGGGTACACAACCGCAGCAAAGGTTAGTGCTACTACCGTACTAAAAGCCACGGGCAAAGCGAAGTGCGCACCGCTTTACCTCATCCTTGTACGGGCGGTAAAATTTAAAATCACACGATTAGTATGGGAAAAAGTATGTATAAATCACGTATGCCATATATAGGTATGCCGGTTAAGTGTAAACATCCCGGATGGGAAAGCAAGATTGGGGCGATTTGCGCCATCAATGGGGATAAAGTAATGGTAGAGTTCGGAAAGCACGATTTTGTAGAATTCTATAGTGATGAACTGGTTGCAATGACGATGTTATGAAGATAGTTATGTTCTCTTTTTCGTTGCTTGTACTGCTTTGTATGACAATGATATTATGTAATTCCATAATAAAGGATGGCCCTTTGTACATGACGGGAATCGTGTTGACATCTGCAATGTTTATTTTGTCTGTTATACTTGCAGTGATAACCGGCATGGAGTTACATGAAAAGTGTTAGTATAAACTGTTTTGTCGTGTTTTATTTTGTGTTTGTACTGGGTGTACCGTCTGTGAAGATAGCGCACCTTTCTTATTGGGGCGTTCGGTGTAATGGTTAACACACCTCATTGGAGGAGACTGGCGGTTCGAGTCCGTCAACGCCCACCAATCATTCTAATATAACATTTATGGAAAAGGTAGAAAGTAAAGAGAAAATGAGAAACATGAAGAGAGGAGCCACGATAGAGCTGCCTATATCTTCACTTGAGACAATCCGCAACAACGTATCACTTCTAAATGCCAAGCATCTTCTTGAGGGTAAAAAATGGGCTTCAAAGTCTTATCCGAAAAAAGGTATTGTCGTTGTAAAAAGGGAGTCATAGTCATCTAACTCACACGATTATGGAACGGGTATTCACAGAACTCACCCCTGAATGCGAGATTACAGCACGGATGTATGCACAAGGGTATGAGAAAAAGGAAATCGCCAATTTCAAATGCCGGGCGGTTAGCACGATTAATAACCAATTGCAAAAGGCTTTTGAAATATTGCATGTACGGAATGGGAGAGAACTTGCAACAATGCTTTATGAACGGATAGCCGGTGTGAGGCTCACAATGGATTTTTCGCCTATAGTCCGTGTGTCCGTCGCATGTTGCTTACTGTGTATATTTTCTCTGTCGCTTTGCCACGAACAAGGTGATATGAGGAGGTTACGAAGATTTAGAATTGGACATATAGAAAGGGTAAGAGAATGAACATGGAGGATATTTTAAATAGTGGTGCCAATGTTACTTTGACTATAAAGTCCACTGATTTGAAAGAGTTCGCAGAACATCTTGTAAAAAAGACAGTGAGAGGTATCAGGGACTCTTTCATCAGACCGGAAGAGGACTACTTGACCATTAAAGAGGCAAGTCAGATTCTACATACCGATAAGTCAACCTTATGGAGATGGCATAAAATTGGATATTTGTGCAGGTTGGAAATAGGAGGTAAGAGATTGTACCGAAAAAGTGATGTAGATGCTATTCTACAGAAAGAGAATAATTAACCCTTTAAATTTTACGATTATGAGTAATGAGAAAGATTTAGTATTAAGAGATTCTGCATTTGAAATCCAAACAGCGGATTTAAGTAAGAATGAACTTCCTTCTTTGGAAGATGCGCAGGAGTTGCCAATAGATTTGTGTGGCAACTACTGGACGCCTGAACATGCTGGTGAGTTCAAGAAAATGTTTTTTGTGGAAATCAAACCACAAAAGGTCTTGAGTGCAACTAATCCGGACGAACTGATTGATTTGGATTGTGCCACATTTCTTGAAAAGACAGTAAACGGTACTGTTCAGACAGTGACAAACGGTTCCCGTAGGTTGGTTGGTATTCTGGAACAATATTTAGAAAACGGTTCTCTCAAAAGTGGTATGCCTCTTAAAATTACCTACATGGGTAAGAAAAAGAATAAGACCAATAATTTTCAGTCTGACAATTGGTCTGTAAGACCTCTTCGTCTTAACCTACCTGTTGCCGGATGATGGAGGATTTTAATATTGATGATTTTTCAGAGGGGGAAGAACTTAACCCCTCTGCCTATAATCCGGAAGATTATCCTACCAAAGAAACTGTTTTGGATTTTATCGCCTTGAACTGTAATGAGCCTCCTGTCAATATTGACCTGATGGAATTGAGTGTTAATGGAAGTGTAAAACGTGACCCTATGGAAATGTATCTTCAAAGTAAGTATATTTCTTCCTCTAATTTGAAAAATGCTCTTAAAACACCGCGCTCTTTCTATTATGATTGGGAACGGGTTTTTGAGGAGAAAGAGAAGCCTCACTTTCAATTAGGAACCTTTGCCCACATGGCATTTCTGGAACCACGTCTATTTGAACTTGTAAAAGTAGAGCCTAATTGTAATCAGGCGTCCAAAGAAGGGGTGTTAGCTATGATTCGGTATTATAATGAACTATTAGCGAAAGAAGCAGGCTATGTGAAAGAGGTTGAAGATGATATTCCTTCCGTTAATTGGAATTTCAATGTTTTAAAAGAATACCGGGATAGATTGAGACAAACCTGCATTGATTTGGGGTATTCTTTCATCAGCGAAGAAATGAGCATGATTATTAATGCTCTGAAAAGGAACTACTACTGGTATGGTGGTGGTATCATACAGCAGCTTTTAAAAGGTGCTTGTTCGGAAGTTTCTTTTTATGGACGAGACAAGGAAACCCAACTTGATGTAAGGGTTCGACCGGATTATTTCAATATAGAAGAGAATATCGGTGTGAATGCCGTAATCTCTTTTAAGACCACACGTGCCGATGACCTTGGTAAGTTCTACTACGATTGTGCCAAACTCAAGTACGAGCTCTCAGAAGGTATGTATCAGGAAGTAATGAGCAGTATTACCGGGCGAAAATTCAATGTAACTATAATGATTATGTTGCAGACGGTAGAGCCTTATGATGTAGCCGTTCTCTTCTGGTCTCCCGATGATTTGGCAAATGGGAAATATAAGTATCACTACGCTCTTTCGATTGTTAAAGATTGCTTTGAAAAGAAATGGTTTCCCGGCTATGATGCCAAGGCAGAAGAAGGTGCCCGTGGTATTATCGACATGCAGCTTCCTGAATGGAGCCATAAACTGCTTCATCCGGTGGCCATTGATGATTTTGAATGAATGGAACTGTGCAAAACCGATATTCAAACGATAGAGCGTCTTCTTAGGCAATGTTCTGAAAGAATAGAGAAGTATGCGCCTAAGACTTCCCCCGCTCAAGATTTATGCAGGCGTTGCAAGAAAATGATTAAACGAATAAACAATAAGAAATGACAGATTTAAAAGATTATTTGCCGGATGAAATAATATTCAAATTACCGACAACAGTAAAATTCCCCGAAGTGATTTTTCCTGATTGCATTTGCATGGATGATGTGAAGAAAAAACTTTCGGAACATTTTGTAACCATCCAAGAAAAGGATGTAATTGCTAACCGGGTGATGGATGAGTATGAAATATCCATTATTCGTGCCAATTATGGTGAAATAGTCGAGGAACAAATACCGGAACTTGAAAGCCAGTTTGAAAGTCTGAAGGCAAAATTCAATGCAGAGAAGAAAGATTTTGAAGCAAAGATTTCGGCTTTAAACACCCAATTCAAAGACTTGGTTAATTTGGCTAAAAAAGGTCTCAAGGATTATCCTTTGAAGATGATTGATACCTTCCGCATTCCAGTAATGGGGTATTATTTGTATTATTCATGGGTGAATGAAGCTTTTCGTTTGGCTTTGGTGCAAGAGATTCCTAAGCATGAATATAATGACCTGTTCAATTCGGGTGAAATGAACCAGGAAGCATTTAAATCCCTTGGGTATGAATTACCGGATATTGAGGTTAAGGATACCCGTAAGAATCTTCGCAAATTTGGTAAAGGCGAGGAAGTTGTAGAGGTTTGGGAAGAGGAAGGTCAGGATGTATGGTTAGAACATTGGATTGAGGATTTCCTTGATGAAAATAACGGTGAGATAATTCCTATACAACGCCATGAGTGGCACAGAGTTTCGATTGAAGAAAGTCCATGGAGAAAAGAGGAGAACTATGACGAGACTGAAGTACAAGAAAGGAAGGCCGTCGAAGTATCAGACGAGTTTGAAGAATAACCCCTATTGGGAAGAAGTAAAACGTAAGGTTCGTGTTCGTGACGGACACTGTTGCCGGATGTGTGGCAAGACCTATAATCTGGAGATTCATCATAAAACCTACCAGATAGGCGGTATGTCTATTGTCGGACATGAATTGGAACATTTGGGTTGTTTGGTAACTCTTTGTGAAGAGTGCCATGCGAAGGTTCATGAAAGATAACTTTGTTAACCTGCCTGCCCGGTCTGTGAAGATATGGCGGGTAAATGAGGGAATGTAGCTCAGCGGATAGAGCGCCGTGTGTGGTGGAAGGTTGAGAGTTCGAGTCTCTCAAGATATACTCTTAGCTTAACGGGAGAGCACCACAAACGGTAGTCGGTGGTTCGAATCCACCTGTTCCCACAAACTTGTGTTGGAAAGGGGACATGAAAGTGTTCGGTTGCAAATGGTTATTTCTGTAATGCGTATGCGGATAGTGTCCCCGATGCTATCAAGTGAGCAGTGCTACTGAACTGCATGAGAATTATATGTAATATCCCGTAGAATGCGCTTCGAGGCTTTTAATTCTAAATCAACAACTTGTCATTGTATGAATGCAAAACAATTTTATGATGAGGTCGTAAAACTTCGTCGTTTGCAAAAGAAATATTTTTGTATTCGTTCCTCTGGTACTTTACGTACCAGCAAAAAAACAAGAAAAATTTATTGATAGTGAAATAGACCGTGTTGAAAGATTGATTCAAAAACACCGTAATACTAATTTATTTGACCATGAGACAGATAAGCAGGAAACAAGCACAGTTGAATAGAGAGGTTGCTGCAATAAAGAAGAACTTACCTCCATGTTGTGCAATTTGTGGTAGACCGATGTCGGACGCTGCACATCTTGTTCCTAAGAGTATGTACCCGGAACACTATACCAATCCCTTAAATGTCGTTGGATTATGCAGGGAATGTCATAATAAGTATGATAATAATTTAGCCTTCAGACAAAGACAGAAACATCTTATTGAGCGTGTGAAGTCTTTTGATGAATGTGCGGCAAACAGATATTTTCATTTATGAACAGCTATCAATTGATTTCCAAACTCCGTAAGGTTCGGGGTGACACTTATCTTTCTACAGCTTCTCAGGCTCTTTATCACGAACTTGTTGCTATCTGTAATGATATGAAGTGGAAAGAAGTGTTTTTCATCCGTAGTAGCCTGCTCTGTGCTAATTTGGATATATCTGATAATACTTTGCGTAAATCAAGGGAAAGTCTTGCTGGCGCTCAGCTCATATACTATAAAACCAGCAAGGATAGACGTATAGGATGCTATTATTCATTTGTCAAAAGCATAGATGATGATGTTATATCGTCCTCAATATCTCCCGCAATATCATCCTCAAAAAATGCGGATGAAACTTCGGATGATATTGCGGGTGAAAACGTTAGTAGTAATATAGACACCTCCTCAATATCATCTTCAACATCATCCGCAAAATTTGCGAATGATAAAATAACATCATTCGCAATATCATCCGTAAATTTTGCGGATGAAAGTCAAATTCCACATATTATAGATAATATAAACATAAAACAAGAGGATAGTCTCGCGCATACGCACGAGAGCTCCCCACTTCCAAAGAAAAAATCCCGAAAGGAGATAAAGGATGAAAAACCTCTGGTCTATCCGTTTTCTTCAATAGCATTCATGTCCGCTTGGGAAACGCTTCGTCAGACACCGAAATGGAAAAAGAAACTTAATTACGCTTTGCAACTTTCACTTGATAAACTTTCCAAATTTGAAGAAGAATTTGCTATCAGGCAGGTTGAGAGAGCGATAGAATCTGGTTGGACAGGTGTGGTGTTTACTGGAACGGAGAGAGATTATCAAGAATGGCTAAATTTAAAATACAATGGAAGCAATCGGAAAACAGATGCAAAGCCGGACGAAAGCTCTGCCGGTATCAAATCAATTGTCTTCGGCAAACAGAGCTAACCATAAGCAATGGAGCAGGGAGCAGGTTGACATGTATTGGCGCAACCAACTCGTAGTATCTATGAAGACAATCTCGCCAGTCTTTATGGTTGATGATAGTAATCGCCAATTATTGAAAGCCCTTTATCAATGGGTTTGGGGGATTCCCGGAATATTGGATGTAAGCAAGGGATTATTATTACACGGCTCTATTGGGGTGGGCAAGTCCACTTTGCTGAAAGGATTACAGAACTATGCGGCAAAAATTGCCCGTTATTGTATTGGCGGTGCGGATGCCGGATTGACCTTTCAGTTCACCAGTGCTGCCGAGATTGCCTTGCTGTTTGCCGAGAAAGGAATTGTCGGGTTGAACCTATACACAGACAGGTCATGTATGCACAATCTTGCCATTGACGAGGTGGGACGGGAACCTATGGATGCCAAACACTTTGGTACGGGCATCAATGCCATTCAGACCGTCTTGCAACTGCGCTATGAGCAGAGATATTGTTTCTACACCCACATGACTACCAATCTGGACCCGGACAAGGAGTTTTCCCAACGGTATGGGGATTATATTGCCGACCGGGTGAAAGAGATGTTCAATGTGATAAAAATCGAGGGGGAAAGCCGAAGATGAAAGATATAAAACTGATAGCGACTATTCTGTCAATCCTGACAGCGTATGCCGCTTTTTATTTTGTCTGCTACTGGATAGCGGACTATTGTTTAAGGACTTACTTGTAACTGATGAAAAAAAGATACACGATTATGAAACCAAGAAAACAACTAATTGACGCCGCCGTAGCCAATGGTAGCATTGACAGAATGAACATGTTGCTATCCGCTGCACACCTGCTGAACTGTGAAGCCAACAGCTTGGTGGAAGAAGCGAGCGACTTAATGGCTGAAAACGGTCTTCTGCTTGGAAACTTGAAGAAGCTGCACAACGACTTTGTTAGAGTTGCCGACAAGTATTTCAAAGAGTTCGCCACCCTTGTAACCACCGATACCGCCAAGATGGATATGTTTTCCGATTTGGACGGATTCAACAGTGCTTTCAGAGAATGGGCAAAAGTTCCTAATGACTGGAAACCGAAGGAGATTGATTGAGTTATGAAATCATTGAAAGAGATATTATGCAGCTTAGAAGGGTTGTCCGACATTGAATTATTTGTCATAGACCTATTCTGTGGGGCCGGTGGTTTGTCGGAAGGCGTGGAAGAAGCCCGTTTAAATGGCAATAGATGTGCAAAAGTCGTTTGCTGTGTGAATCACGATAAGAATGCTGTCCTTTCACATGATGCCAACATTCCTGATGCACTTCATTTCATTGAGGATATTCGTACACTGGAGCTTTCACCGATAAATACTATTGTTGAACGTATCCGTGAATTATATCCTGATTCGATGATAATGCTTCATGCTTCTTTGGAGTGTACCAACTTCTCGAAAGCTAAAGGCGGTCAACCGAGAGATGCTGATAGCCGGACGCTGGCAGAACATCTCTTCCGTTATATTGATGTTATAGACCCTGACTACATTCAGATTGAAAATGTAGAAGAGTTTATGTCATGGGGAGATATGGATGAGAATGGGAAACCTATCAGCATGGATAAAGGAAGACTTTATCAGAAGTGGGTACGCAACGTGAAAAAATATGGTTACAACTTTGAACACCGTATCCTGAATGCTGCCGATTTCGGCGCCTATACCACAAGAAAACGCTTCTTCGGCATCTTTGCTAAAAAGAGTTTGCCGATAGTATTCCCTGAACCGACCCACTGTAAGGGTGGTAGGCAAGATATGTTTTCGCGGCTGGAGAAGTGGAAGCCGGTAAAGGATGTGCTTGATTTCTCTGATGAAGGAACTACCATCTTCAGGGAAAAGCCTCTTGCAGAGAAAACGCTTGAGCGTATCTATGCCGGACTTATCAAGTTTGTAGCCGGAGGAAAGGATGCCTTCCTCGTGAAGTATAATTCTATGAGCCGTACGGGGAAATATAACGCTCCTGGGATTGACGAACCATGTCCGGTGGTAGCAACACAAAACAGACTTGGAGTAGCGCAAGTTTGCTTTCTTTCCAAACAATTCAGCGGACATCCCGAAAGCAAGAATGTATCAGTGGAAGAGCCTGCCGGAACAATCACATGCAGGGACCATCATGCCTTCGTGTCAGCGCACTATGGGAACGGCTTTAACCGTTCGGTAGACGAGCCGTCTGCGACAGTTACAACAAAAGACAGATTATCATTAGTAACTCCAAGGTTTATCGCCAATGAGTATTCCGGTGGAGGACAACATACAAGTATTGACAATATTTGTCCGGCAATTTTAACCAATCCCAAGCAAAAACTTATAACATGCAAGCTTTGGATTATGAATACTTCTTTCTCAAATATTGGTAGCAACATAGAGGAACCGGCACAGACAATAACCGCAAACCGGAAATGGCATTATCTGATGAATCCACAGTTCAACAGTGCTGGCGGCTCCGTTGATAACCCCTGCTTCACCCTGATAGCACGAATGGATAAGATGCCGCCCTATCTGGTAGCAACAGAAAGCGGTCAGGTAGCGATTGAAATCTACGACAATGATAGTCCTATGACCGTGAAGATAAAGGAGTTCATGGCACTGTATGGCATAGTGGATATTAAAATGCGGATGCTTCGCATTCCTGAACTAAAACGTATCATGGGCTTTCCGGAGGATTATGTGTTAGTTGGTACACAAGCTGACCAGAAGAAGTTTATCGGAAATGCGGTAGAGGTTACACAGGCAAAGAAGAATGCCGAAGCACTTTGTGCAAAACTTAGAGAGTTAAGATTGAAGAAATTAAAAGAAGTAGCTTAATGAAAGAATATATAGAATTTTTAAAAGACAAGATGGCCATCAGCCGTCAGACCGGGTTCGAGGTCAATCCGGATGAATTAACCTTGTCGTTATATCCCCATGTGAAAGATACCGTTCGTTGGGCAATATCCGGTGGATGCCGTGCTATATTCTCCAGTTTCGGTATGCAGAAGACCGTAACCCAGTTGGAGATACTTCGGGTAGTCTTGAAACACAAAGGCGGCAAAGGATTAATCGTATGCCCCAAGCGTGTAGTGGTCGAGTTCCTTACACAAGCGGAACAACATCTGCACATGAAAGTGACCTATGTACGAGCTATGGCTGATGTGATGATATGCCCGACTGACATCATGGTTACGAACTACGAGCGTGTGCGCGACGGTGAAGATGGTGTAAGAATAGAACCTTCCTACTTCACCGCAACATCATTGGATGAAGCGAGCGTATTACGTGGTTTCGGTACCAAGACCTATCAGGAGTTCCTTCCCTTGTTTGCGGATGTTCCCTACCGCTTTGTCGCCACCGCCACGCCATCGCCCAACAGATATAAGGAACTGATACATTATGCCGGTTATCTCGGTGTGATGGATACCGGGCAGGCGCTTACCCGTTTCTTTCAGCGTGACAGCACGAAGGCGAATAACCTTACCCTTTATCCGCACAAGGAGAAGGAGTTCTGGTTGTGGGTAAGTACATGGGCGTTGTTCCTCACCAAACCGTCCGACCTTGGTTACCCCGATACCGGATATGAATTGCCGGAACTGCGTGTACATGAAGAAGTGGTTAGTGTTGATAACTCCACTGCCGGAACCGACCGTGACGGACAAGTGAAGATGTTCCGTGAGGCTGCTCTCGGACTTGCCGACGCAGCGAAAGAACGTCGGGACAACATGCAGGAAAAGATTGTCCGTGTGGTGGAAATCATTAACCGTCCTGAAAACAAAGACGATCATTTCCTTTTATGGCATGACCTGGAGAATGAACGGAAGGCTTTGTGTGATGCCATATCCGGATGTAAGGCTGTGTACGGCTCGCAGGATGATGAGGAAGCCGACGAAGTGATAGCGGACTTTAAGGACGGCCGTCTGAAATATCTGGCTGCCAAACCGGAGATGCTTGGTGAAGGTTTGAACTTCCAGTACCACTGCCATAAGGCAATCATGTTCATCGACTACCGTTTCAACGACAAGTTCCAGGCGATAGCCCGTATCTACCGTTTCATGCAGCAGCATCCGGTTGACCTTTATCTGGTCTATGCGGAAAGTGAGGGAGAGATATACAAGAGCTTCATGCAGAAGTGGGCGCAACACCGCGAGATGGTAGCCAAGATGACCGATATAGTCCGCGAGAACGGTTTGTTCGGCTTGCAGGCAGAGGAGAAGATGATGCGGTGGATGTTTGCCAGCAGGGAAGAAAAGTCCGGCAAACTGTGGAGGGCAATCAATAATGACAATGTTCTTGAATGCCAGACTATGGAAAGTAATTCGGTGGACTTGATTGTAACCAGCATCCCGTTCTCCAACCACTATGAGTACACTCCGACCTATAACGACTTCGGGCATAATGAGGACAACGGCAAGTTCTTCGAGCAGATGGATTATCTTACACCGGAGCTTATGCGTATTCTTAAACCCGGTAGGTTAGCTTGCATCCATGTGAAAGACCGTGTACTGTTTGGCAACGCTACGGGTGACGGTATGCCCACTATCGACCCGTTCAGTGAAATGACTGTATTCCACTACATGAAACACGGTTTCCGCTACATGGGGCGCATCACGGTGGATACGGATGTGGTAAGGGAGAACAACCAGACTTATCGGCTTGGATATACGGAGATGTGCAAGGACGGTTCAAAGATGGGTATCGGTTGCCCGGAATATGTTCTTCTCTTCCGAAAGTTGCCTTCTGATACCTCACGAGCCTATGCTGATTTGCCGGTGACAAAGAATAAGAGTGAATATTCGCTTGCCCGTTGGCAGATAGATGCCCATGCAAGTTGGAAATCTTCTGGTAACTCTCTATTGAGCTATGAGGACATGAAAGGAGCCGGAATAGATAAGATACGCCATCTGTTCAGGAACTACGAACGTGAGCATATATATAACTACGAGGAACATGTATCATTCGCTGAGGAATTGGAAACATACGGAAAGCTGCCTAAAACGTTCATGGCCGTTGACCCGGTAAGCAAGAAAGATTGGATATGGGATGATGTCACCCGTATGCGCACGCTCAATACCAAGCAGTCGCAGAAGAAACGGCAGAATCATATTTGTCCCCTTCAGTTAGATATTGTCGAAAGATTGATTGAACGGTATTCAAACAGGGGTGAACTGGTGTTTGACCCGTTCGGAGGTATCGGCACCGTTCCCTATTGCGCTATCAATCTGGGGAGGAAAGGTCTGTCAACCGAACTCAATTACGACTACTGGAAAGATAGTCTTTCATATCTGTATGAGGCAGAGATGGAGGTCAGCGCACCCACATTGTTCGACTTAATGAATGATGCCGTATGAACATTCACCAGATAGTTCCCCGTTCGGATTGCACCTCCTTCGCCAAGTGCGGCAAGCACTCACTTGCCTATTGCAGGAGGTACGGTGCGTCCGAATGCGGACCATGTGAAATCGTGAGGAGGAAACCCCGTAACCGGGTGGTGGTTGACGGAGTGGAGCGTAAACTGTGCACCCGTTGCGGTAGAGCACTTCCATTATCCCGGTTCTTCGATAGAATAGCCCGTCGTAACGGTAAGGAATACCATCTGAAAGCGTCATGGTGCAAGATGTGTATGGCAGAGGTACAGAGCGAGCGGAATAGAAAAAGAGAAATGAATTGAGATTAACGTGTGCAAAAAGAAGCCATTTCTGCACATGAAGTATTAACACGAGCGGAAACCGGTGGCTTTTGCTCATAACTGAATAGTAAGGAATTATGCAATACATATTAACAGAACAAGAATATAGAGCTTTAACCCCTATTAGTGAGGTAGATAAACTCAAAGAAGATGTACAGCTTCTGAATGAAAAAGTTATGGAGCTTAGTGAACATCCATGTGGGAGTGATGTAGATTATAGAAGCGTAACTTTTTATTGTGATGATTGCCCGATTGGTGCATTTGGTACTGGTACTTGTACAAAGAGACAACAATATTCTAAATAGTTATGAGACAGACAGTAGAAGAAGCGGCAATGAACTTTGCCAATTATGAATCCAATAATTTAGATAAACTGCCTTTTAAGGTAAAAAATGTGGTCGATTATGACAATGGGCTGACGAGAGGTTTCAAGGCTGGTGCTGAATGGCAGGCAAAGCAATCACCGTGGATAAGCGTAGAGGATGCAATACCTAACGAACTAGCAAAAGGCATGTGTCAAGTGAAATATGTTGATGGTAGTATTGATGAAATGGCAATGCGAGAAGTGAATAAATGGATATATCCCTACATCAAGACTGGATATGTTACTCATTGGAAACCTATCCCCTCATTCGATGAGATACTCGAAGCAAACAAGGATGTACTGGAACGGATTAAGGAGAAAGGAGATTGATTATGGAAAAGAAAGTAAAATTGTGAAATAGAAATTAGAAGTATATTACCAAACTTGGATTCAATATATTATGGACATTTAGTAAGGACGAATAGCTCTATGTGCATGTATTTACAGCATATTAGCAGGCCGCCAATCAACAGCATGAACAAACTACATAAAAGAGGAATTGTAAAACTGAGTATGTAGTTTGCTGAACAGAAATATCTATTCCAACCTTTTTTCCTTTCTCCTAAGTCTTCTCGTATGAGTTTGGCAGTTATAGAACTTCTGTCCCTGTATTTGAGTGTTACTTCCAACGCTTTTCTGATTTTAAGGAGTGTACAACAAATAAATGCTGATATAATAAAGCCTAAAAAAGATAATATTATCAGTATAGTTAATTTATATTCAGCTTGGATAGCATCTCCTAAGAAAATAGCGACTTCTATACTTAGAAAGAGGGTAAAAAACAAAATGAAGTAGTTAAATCTGGCATAAAATATATTCTCTATATGCTTTCTTTCTTCCTCTATTTCTACTAATCTGTGTGGTGCTACAAAATACTTAGATTCATCCGTTTCAGTTTTCATTCGATTTGAGATTAAATTTTTCCGCAAATGTAAATATAAAAAATAATTTATGAAAGCAATAACCATAAAACAACCTTGGGCATCCTTGATAGTCCACGGTATTAAAGACATTGAGAACCGAACTTGGCCGTGTCCTAAGAAATACTTAGGGCAGAGGGTGCTGATTCATTCAAGCGCCGTCCCCGTGGAAATGATTAATCCTAATAGTGTATTTACGAAAAGGCAATGGGATAGCTTTTCACTTGGATTCCAGAGTGAGATTATTTGCGGCAATGGATATGTAAATTCTGCTATTATTGGAAGTGTCGAAATTGTGGATTGTGTTGTGGATTACTCTTCCATCTGGGCAGAGAAAGGAGTTTATAACTGGGTACTGGCTAATCCTATCCTTTACTCCAAACCTATTGAGAACGTGAAAGGGAAACTGTCTTTCTGGGACTATTCCGGTATTAAAGAGGTAAAAATTGAGTGTCCGGAATGTGGCAGTATAGAAATAGCTGTCGAAGATTATACGACGGCTCCGTTCCCGACTTATCTGCATCGATGCAACAAGTGTGACTATGTGATTATGGAAAGTGAGTGGAATGTAATAAAGTAGGATATGGAATTTGATTGGTATTGGTTTGTTGTAACAGTTTTGATAATCTGCGTTACTGTATATAACTGTTTAAATAGCTATTGGAAGCATAAGTATAGGGATGAGAACAAAGGTGACTGATAGATACAAAAAAGGCTATCTATCCCAGACAGCCAATCTTTGTTTAACCTTAATCTAATACTATAAAAAACACATTGCAAAGGTACGGATTTGTGGGAGTTATGCAAATTATGAGCCTTTGTTCAGCCATCTTATAACATGGTTTAGCAAACGGATATGTATGTTAACCATTAACGTAATAGATTTACAAAATTAACAAATAGCCAATGAGTAGAAATGAAACAGTTTGGACTGATGCGAAATGCGCAGCCTTTCGAGTTGAGTTCCTTACCAGTTGTGAGGAACTCTTTTTGTATGCAAAAGCCATCTATTCCGCTATGATGTGGGGTAGGGAGGTGAACGAGAAAAATCGGGTTATTCAGGAAAAGGATAAGTCTGTTAAATAAAAGAAAGAGCCAACCCACGCACGACCATGAATCAGCTCCTCACACGATTATGATGCAAATATACTATTTATATTTAAAATAATCGTGTTATGAAGCTGGATTTTAACAAAATAATTCGTATTAAAAAGATTCGTATTGAGAAATCGGAACTTTCAGAGGAAGAAAATGCCTTGACCGCCCCGATTTTGAAAGACAAAAGCCTTATCCTTGAAATTTACAAAATATTCGTTGAGGTGTTGAATGAAAGGGGATGTCCCCCGAATATTGACAGTGTAACCCAGCGGAAGAAGTTCATTTTCATTATCCTGTACCTATTTTCTCCAAGTTCGCTTGCCGGTGGAAAAATGGCAGCAGGGGTACGTGAGGAGATGTCAAAGGTGCTTGGGGTTCAGTCCAAGAGTACAATTTCCGACAACTGTGCTGATGTCGTGTTTCTCTATCAGAATTATGGGGATTTCAGCGGGGATATAGAGTATCTTTACACCGAAATCGTCAATCGGTTAAGAATCAAAGGGCTAATCAATTAGTTGTGACTTGCTTTCATTTTATTAGATTTGTATGGTTGCAATAAAGCCGGAGTTTAGTGCTCCGGCTCTAATAATTTATATATTCGAGTTCTACATTTGTTTTCAAAAATAGCGCGGTCTTTTATATATGAAGAATACAAATTTGTAGTTTTTTCGCGAGCGTTAGTATATATTTCCTGTCTTTCTTGAAAAACTTTTTTCATTATATCTCTCTTGGCTGTTGTATTTTCGTATACCTCTTTTTTTCTTAACTCAATTTCTATATTTTTTATCATTATTTCCCCATAGGCTTTTTGCAGTATATTTATTTGGTTTACAGTGTCTTTTATTAAATTTATAGCTTCTATTTTAAGTTCATCATCTTCTATGTAAAGATTAAAAAGAGCTTGAGCGCATTTCAGGGCATAATGAGCATTGTCCATATTCTCCATTTCTCGTTCTATAGCTTTATTATCGGTAATTTTCGTAGGAGTTTTAAATATAGAGCTTTCCAAATTATACAAACTTTTTACAAATTCTATGATTGCGTTTCTTTCTTCTGAAATGATTCCATATTGTACATTTGTGAATAATGTTAATTTAGCTTTCAATTTTTCTGTTTCAATAGTAAAGGTATTTTTTACAGATTCAATTTCTTTAGTGATTTCTCCTATATCTTCTTTAGTGGCAAGATTTTTTCCTTTTTCAGTTTCATAAGATTTCTGTTTGGCTATGTATCTCCAAAATAAAAATTGGGTTAATCCTATAGCGAAAGTACAAATACTAATAAGTGAATTTGTATCTATCCAATCCATACCTATTCTCCTTTCTCTATTCTAATTTTCTCTACAATTTGTTCCAGTTCTTCTATGGTACTGGCTTTATAAAAGTCTCCTTTGTGCTGGATAAGGGCAGTGAGTTCGTTATCTTCTCCTTTACAAGTGGAAGAGTTATTTGTTTCGTCTCGGAAGAAGTCAACTATATTGCAATCAATGGCGTCGGCTATTTCTTTCAACTTTTTGTAGGTGGGATTTCCTTGTAAGGTAAGAGTAAGAGTAACTCTATTTACACCCATCTTTTTTGCTACATCCTGAATGGTGTAGCCCTTTTCTTTAATGATGCTTTTTATATCCATTTCAAATGTATATTATAATAAACGGAACAAATATAATATGATAAAATCAATAATGCAATAAAAGTAGCTATTTATTGCATCAAGAAGATTGGTTTATTAATAAATGTGTAATTGTATACCCTTACAATTGCATTTTTACTAATGTTTATTAAACAGCTACATTTTTATCTTTATTCTATTTGAAGTGTAATTATAAACCCATACATTTGCACCATCAGAAACGAAGTAATAACAATTAAAACATATACGATTATGGCAGCATCAGTAATTAAACAAAGAACAATAGAGAAGTTCATCATGTCAGAGTTTGTACAAGGCAATTTGAACACAAAAGAACAAGTAAGCTGTATGCTCATTTTGATTCAAAAGAAGCTGGGTATGTCAGTAGAGCAAGCAAGCGGCTTTATGAGAAACGCAATTGGTATTAACGCTTAAATATACGATCATGGCAACAAAGAAAATTGATGAGAAGAAAACATTGAAGTATGCGGTAGCATTTTACTTCTGTACAACAGGTAAGGTAAGCTTCATGTTAGGTAATAAGATGTATCAGCATATAAACACTGTTTATGACCAAAGAGAAGATGGCAGAGGTTTAATACATGTGAGGTTGTTTATAACTACAAGGCTCAAAAGTACGAGGTTCTGAATGTAGATACAGAGATAGGCAACAAAGAGATTACGGTATTAAATGTTTAATCAGCAGGGCGAAAGCCCTGCATAACCTATAAGAATATGAACCAGCAGAGTAAATATGTAGTTCGCGAATCAATTGAGTATGGTTGCAAGGTTTATGAGGTAGTAAACACTGAAACAGGTAATCGTATCAATTATTTCGCAGATTACGAATTAGCCAAAGAGTTTGCAAGGCGTCAAAATAACACGGCAAAGAAACGTATGGCAGATTGACTGAAGTTTAATCCGGTAGCCTTCGGGCTACCACAATACACACGATTATGGAAGCGGATTTAGTTTTAGTTATCAGCCCCGAAGCCCCACTGATGAAACAACTGGGCAAGGTATTGGGTAAGTTATGTAGTATGTGCGATTTTACCACCATAGAAAGGGGTGAAAAGTACATCACCATACAACATGATGAAACTGGGCTTGTAGTGGCTTATACAAGTGAAGAAAGGTTGAATGTGAAACATTAATATTGTAGATTATGAATCAAGAAAGAGTATTAACCTTTGGTAAATACAAAGGACAAGATATAAAGTACATCATACTTACCCACATAGGGTATATAATGTGGTGCTTTGAGAATATTGACTGGTTTAAACTGACCGATGAAGAGCAAGCATTATATGATGCGATAGCTATAATGATTAAGAGAGAACGCTTACCAATGACTTTTCCGGTTGAAATGATGTACAAGCATATAAAGGACATGGAAGCATTGGGAAGGTTAAAAACACCGTTTACATTCAATGGAGAATATACATCCTACAAAGTGTCTGAAAAGGATAACCCTGTATGTAAAAGTATTGAAAAATACAGAATATGTAAAACATATAGACCCAGAACACAAGAATACTCATCATTTGGAGACCTGTCATTAGGAGATTTGAGTGGCTTTTCACATAGTATGAATAAAGAAATAGAACGTGCTCGACTTAATTGTGAGAATGATGAAGATATATTTGGTGGATGGGGTAGTATGAATGATTATAAGGATTGAAACCTAAAAAACATATATCTTATGAACTCAATAAACAAGAATGGTTGCAGCGTATGCCAAACTGGTAAAGAGAATTACACTACCTACAACACCAGGTTGAGAGGAAAAAGAGTGAGAATGTACCAGTACGACTACCGTACTGATAGCGGTGAACTTTTTTCTTGTTGTGCGCCTACCTTAGAGGCATGTAGAGAAAGACGTGATAAATGGCTTAGTTCACGACAATAAGCCGATTGTCGTGTATAACAATTGAAGATATTTCGTTATCTTTGGTTGTGGTAGTACCTTTGGGGTACTATCGCGGGGTAGAGCAGTGGTCAGCTCGCTACTTTGACTTGGTAGAGGTCCGGGGTTCGAATCCCTGCCCCGCAACTATGATTATTAACTTTTAAATTTACACGATTATGAACATTTTGACGCTTAGTATTAAGCAAAAGTATTTTGATGAAATCTTGGCCGGTAAGAAAACTCACGAATACCGTGAAATCAGGCCTACCAACGCAAAGAAGTATATCACCTACCTTTGTGGTGGTAAAGAATATCCGGCTGATGCAGAATTACCTGAAGAAGGTGAAGTTGAGTTGAAGCCAATTCAGTATGATGCCATCAAACTTCTTACAGGTGCTTATACAGGCAAACGCCCTTATATCGTTGTTGAGGTAAAGGCGGCAGAAGCGGTTATCCTTACTGATGAAAACGGTAACGATATTATTTACGAGCATCAAGGTGAAGAGTATTTAGCTGCTCAAATTGATTACACGTTGGGCAAGATATTAGAGAAACATATAGATTGATTTGTTTAACTTTTAAAATTAGAAAGCAGAGTCGCAAGAAGAATTAACAGAGTAGCCGGGCCTCGCAGAAATATGAATGGTGCAGGGGCAGGTGGTAGATTGGTTGCCAATCGTAGAGGTACAGCAAGTGCCACACAGTTAGGATCACGCAGACAGCGTTACAGTGATCTTCGTACTTCATTTGGTTTAAGCGGTGGTTAGCTATGAGCAAGGTAGAACAAGCGAACCGGTATATAGACCTCATTCGGGTAAAATCGAATGAGGCTTTACTGTTTTTATCACTTGGTAAGGATTCGCTTGTTCTGCTTGATTTAGTCTATCCAAAGTTTGACCGGATTGTTTGCGTGTTCATGTACTTTGTCAAGAATTTGGAGCATATTAACCGTTGGATAAACTGGACTAAAGCTAAGTATCCGAAGATAGAGTTTGTTCAAGTACCACATTGGAACCTTACTTATATTCTCCGTGGCGGTATGTATTGTGTGCCAAATCCGAAAGTAAAGCTATTGAAGTTGGCAGATGTGGTAAAGGCTATGCAGCTTACTCATGGAGTTTATTATACATTCTTGGGCATGAAAAAAGCTGATGGTATGAATCGTAGGCTTATGTTGAAAGGGTATGAGGTAAACGGTTACGAGAATAACGGTATGGTTTATCCTTTGGCTGATTGGACACAAAAGGATATTCTTGCTTATATGAGGCAGCACAATTTACCCGAACCAATTCGATATTCATTGAAAGCCAGTTCGGGAGTAGGTTTCAATCTTGATTGTATGCTTTGGATGGAGAAGAATTACCCGCAGGATTTACAGAGAATTTACAAAGTTTTCCCGATGGCTGAAAGAGTGCTTTGGGAGTATCATAATCAACAAAAGTAAGGAGGAAAGCCGAGTTAGAAGAAGAACAAAAACAGCAGAAGAAATAGGAAGACAAACGATGCGTGCTCTTGCTGCTAATAATCAAAATGTATCACGTGGTGGCATAAATAGACAAGGTAGAATACTTCGTGCAAATGCAGGTGCATTGCTTCCTATTTATCAAAGACAAGGAAATAGAGCCGCAGTAAATGCAATGCGTTCACGTTTGGGGTTAACTAATGGATGATATGGAACTAAGTAAATACATAAAGAGTGAATCGGTGGAACTTAATCGTTCTGCCATTCACTTTGCGGATTATAATCCCCGAAAACTATCTGATGAATCACGTAAGACACTGAAACGTGGCATCAAGAAATTCGGATTGGTAGGTGGAATAGTTGTGAATAAGCGTACAGGTCTTACCGTAGTCAGCGGACACCAGCGTTTGTCTGTCATGGACGAATTACAAAAGTTTCCCGATAACGACTATCGCATTCGTGTCGATGTCATTGACGTGGACGAACAGCAGGAAAAGGAGTTGAATATTCTAATGAACAACCCTAATGCACAAGGTTCTTGGGATTTTGACGCTCTTGCCCGTATTGTTCCTGATATTGACTGGAAAGATGCAGGATTGACGGATGCCGACTTGAATATGATTGGGGTTGATTTCCTTTTGCAGACCGAAGAAGAAAGCTCCATTGCTGACGAACTGGAAAGCATGATGTCGCCTGTAACAGAACAGAAAGAAGCCGATAAAGCCGCCAAGCAGTTGGAACGTGCCGAAAAGGTTGCCCACATGAAGGAAGTCAAGCAACAGGTAAAAGAAAACGCACAGAAGCAAGTCGAGAACATGGATGCCTATGTGATGTTGTCCTTTGATACCTATGAAGCTAAAGCCGCTTTCTGCGAAAGGTTCGGGTATGATCCGGATATGAAGTTCATAAAGGGAGAAGTATTTGATGAACAAGTAGAAAGAATAGATTAATTATTGGGAGGAAAGCTGAGTTAGAAAGAAAACATATAGCCAGTTATATCAGCAGTCCAGACGAATAATGTACAACGCTGGAAGGCAATACGGGTTAGGTTCTGCAAGACAAAGAAACATAAGGGATAGAACGAAATCTATAATGGGAAGATATGCTGAGAAAATAGATAGCTATTTCTCAAAAAGAGGAGTTGATGTCTATGGAAACAAGCCAATTTCTCGCCGTGTATATATGGGTAACAATAACGGTTAAAATTATGATTGGCGATTTTATACTTTGGATAAAGAATGTTCTAAAGCAAAACCTGTTTTGTGTTCATCATTATGTTTGGAAAGGTAGTGTGATGTTCTCTGAGTTCAGGTATGAACAATGTGAGAAATGTGGAAAATTAAAGAAGTAATATGAGCAATAGTGAATCTCAAAATAGAAAAGGTAAAGGAGGAAGAAAGCCAAAGTTTGATTATACAAGCGAGGACTTTCTTTCTCTCGTGGAATCGTATGCCAAAAAGGGATTCACTGACAAGGAAATAGCCTATGCCATAGGGATTTTACCACAAACTTTCTGCGAAAAGAAAAGTGAGTACACCGAAATATCCGAAGTCTTAGCGCGTGGGCGCGCGACAATCAATGCCACTGTAAGGGCTAAATTCCTTGCAATGGCTCTCGGTGGCATAAAAACCAAAAGCACCGTGGTAAGAAAGCTCCGTGATTCAGAGGGAAATTTGACAGGTGAGGACGAATTACAAGTTAGCGAAAGCGAGTTAGCTCCAAATTTGCAAGCAATGTCCGTTTGGCTGTATCACCACGATGAGGATTGGAGAAAGATTGAACGTCGACAAGATGAAGATGCTGATATTCCAACAGACATAGAGCACGGCATCAACATTGATTCCTGGATTAAAGACAAGCTGAAATGATAGTACCTCAAGAAATTTACCATCCATTATACGAGGATAAGGAAAAATTTATAATTCTTATCACCGGTGGGCGTGGTAGCGGAAAGTCTTTCAATGCTTCTACCTTTATTGAGCGGTTGACTTTTGAAATGACTCCCGTAGAGAAGATAGTTCATCAGATTCTTTACACCCGTTACACGATGGTTTCTGCCGGTATGTCTATCATCCCCGAAATGATGGAGAAGATAGATTTGGACGGAACCACGAAATATTTCAAGACCACAAAGACGGACATAGTCAATAAGATGACTAAGAGCCGTATCATGTTCCGGGGTTGTAGCTAA